CTTAAGTTTCTCACTTACTGCTTACACAACTTACTGTTTATAGCTAGCTAGTTTGAGAAACGTAAGTATATACTTAAGTAGTAGCTATTCAGTTTCCCTTCCCAACCATGACGAACCTTTCCGCTTAGTTGTATTAGATGTGGTCATGCCGATGGGTTGTATATTACAGAAAGAATTTATTATGGCTATACCTGCTAAGAAGTACAGTGAAGTTATTGCTAAGAAGGTTGTAGCTGGAATAAAGAATGGTGTTGCAGTTAGAGACATACTTGGATCAATACAGAAGTATCAAGATGCTCCATCTAGCACAGCAACATTCTATAAACTATATGGCAATCTAATAGCTGAGACTAAAGCTGACATAGTTGGTGAGATAGGTAACGTAGTTGTTAATGCCGCTAGAGGTGGTGACTTCAAAGCCGCTGAGTTCTTCCTAAGATCTAAAGGTGGTTGGTCGCCTAACTCTACAGTGAATGAAGTAGAGCAAGATGTTGACCCCGACTTAGATGAGAGTGCTATAGACAGTTTGATGTCGCTACTAGGAAAGAACAATCCCGATGAAGAGACAGATAACGGCTGATACACTACGTGAGCTTAGTAAAGAAAAAGTCAATGAGTTGTTTGAGGCACTAGGACCACGTAAGGTTGAAGAGCTAAAGCACGACTGGAACTTCTGGGCTAGAGATAATCAGTTAGCTCCAGAGGGAGACGACTGGAATACTTGGTTTATCAATGCTGGTCGTGGTTTTGGCAAGACACGTTCTGGAGTAGAGTGGGTAAGAGAGCAAGTTAAGGGTGGCACTAAACGTATAGCCGCTGTAGCTTCTACTAACTCAGACATAGAACGAGTTATGGTTAAGGGTGAGAGTGGCTTTCTATCGGTATGCTGGAAAGGTGATAAGACCTATGCTGGTAAGAAGATGGGTTTCCCTGAATGGTCGCCAACAAAGAGAACACTCACATGGGAGAATGGAGCGCAAGTACAGTTCTTCTCCGCAGAAGAGCCAGAGCGTCTTCGTGGTCCACAGTTTGAATTAGCTTGGTGTGACGAGACAGCCGCTTGGAATAAAGATATGGATACTTGGCAGATGCTACAGTTCTGTATGCGTCTCGGTAAACATCCACGTATCATGGTAACTACTACCCCGAAGCCAACTAAACTGATACGTCAGATACTAAAAGACCCTAAGACTACTATTACTACAGGGTCTACTTTTGATAACTCTGCTAACCTAGCTAAGACATATCTAACTGCTGTTAAAGAACAGTATGAAGGTACTAGATTAGGTAAGCAAGAACTTTACGCAGAAGTCTTAGAAGAAGCTCAAGGAGCTTTATGGACAACTGCCATGCTGGACGAAGCATCTGTTAAGTTAGATGACGTGCCAGACCTTTCCCGTATTGTTGTAGCCCTAGACCCTGCTGTCACCTCTAATGCTGAGAGTGATATGACAGGTATTGTTGTAGCAGGTATAGATGTCAATGGTATAGCTTATGTATTAGGCGATTACACTGACAGACTGTCTCCTCAAGGTTGGGCTTCTAAAGCAATAGAATTATATCACTTACATCAAGCTGATCGTATTGTCGCCGAAGTAAATCAAGGTGGTGATATGGTCAAAACAACTATACATGGTGAAGATGACACAGTACCTTACAAAGCTGTCCGTGCATCTAGAGGTAAATTTGCTAGAGCTGAACCAATATCTGCACTCTACGAGCGTGGATTGGTCAAGCATGTTGCAAACCCTAAAGATAACTCTTCACTCAACGAACTAGAAATACAAATGCGAACATGGGAGCCATTAGGGTCGATTGGATCTCCTGATAGATTAGATGCTCTGGTATGGGCAATCACTGACCTCTCACTTAACGGATACACAAAACCCAAACTGACCCTCGCTTATTCTAGTGTAAAGGGACTTTCACGTTAACTATAGAAGTATTATTGTCATGGTAAAGAAACTCTCAGAATCAAAAGCTAAATCTACATTAGGTGTAGCTGGTGATAACACATACAACGGTCAAATCCGAGCTGATGAGTTCCTCCCTGAACTTCGAGGTAAGAAAGCTATACGCAAGTATCGTGAGATGCGTGACAACGATAGTACTATTGGTGCTGTTATGTATGCTGTTGAGCAGATCCTGAGAGATGTAGACTTACACGTAAAAGCAGTAGACGATAGTGCTGAAGCTATAGTAGAGAAAGAGTTTGTTGAGAGTATCTTAGTTGATATGGAACACTCTCTTGATGACCACATAGCAGAAGCTATATCTAATTTGTCGTATGGCTTTAGTTGGAGTGAGGTTATCTACAAGAGACGTGTAGGACCAACAGAGAGATCACCTAAGAAGCACTCTAAGTTTACAGACGGACGTATTGGTGTTCGTAAGATAGCCGCCCGTGCGCCTTGGACTATAGGTAAGTTTGACGTAGACCGTAAGACTGGTGAAGTGTTAGGTGTAGAGCAAGATATTGGCTACATGAATGGTAGAAACTATATTCCTACGAACAAGTCTTTATATTACAGAACAACAAGTTTAAATGGAGATCCAAGTGGTCGCTCTATTCTTCGTAAC